CTACACATACGAAGAAGCTGTAAGGCTGGTTGACTCATACTTCGACAAGGAAGGAATACCAGAAGGTGTAGTTATTGTAAACAATACTACTGATCCAGACCTTGAGATGAAGGCAGGGTATTTCGTGAATCGTGGACAGATCGTTATTAACCTCGCATATATCGCTAAAGGAGAGAACCTATCTGATATTATCTCACACGAACTTGGTCACTTCATTTTTGGAGATCCAGAGTTCCAAGCTGAATTCAAGAAGTTCTGGGACTTAATGACACCAGAAGAACAAGCTGAAGCTGATAGGCTAATAAACCAATTTTACAACGAAGAGACTGGCGCAGTGCAGATGGAAGAGAAGCAAGTCCGTGCATTCATGCAGTTGATCCAAGAGGGCAATGCTCAACCACAATGGAAGAAGGTTCTGGATACGATCAAGCGTTGGATTAACAAGTATCTTAAAACGAACTTTCAGGTAACTGACAGAAACGCATTGGCAGTCCTTGCTGCCGCACACAAGCGATTTAAGAGTGGTGAGCGTATCATCCGTGAGATTGACTCTGGAGTGCTTAAAATGGCAGCAGAGCCGAAGCGTGAGCAAGTAGCAGGCAAGGAGCGCGGAGAGATCATTACGACTCCAGAAGGAATCATTAAGCAAACGAACGAGGTATTGCGTAAGAAGTTCTTCGATGGATCAGTAGTCTCTGACGAGAATACAAGTGCTGCATGGGATTACATAGAGCAATTGTTGGATATTAAATCTGGATCCGCATATGACTTGGCCGGACAGATCAACAATGTTGTAGATCAAGAAACAAATTCGGATACAAGAATGGGCGCTGGTTTGTTCTCTGTATCACTTGCAAATTACGCTGCAAAGTTGGCAGCTCAAGGCAATACTACAATGATTTCATATCTTGTTCGTAGAATTAATAGTATGCCAACCGATAATCGTGGAGGCACTGCAACAGAATCTGGTAGGGTGTTAAGAGGCAAGCGGGAATACGACATTGATGGATATCACACAATAACAACTGAACATGATTCCAAGGTTGAAAGAACGGCAGCTACATTGTTTGGAACAAGCAAGCCTAGCAAGGAGCAGGTAAGGGTTGTTCAAGATGCAATTGATGCCGCTGATGAAGAATCTATTGGAACCCCTGAAGACGTTGCTGCTGAAATTGAAAAGGTAGAGGAGCGAACAAAGCGTCCGATAATCAAGGCTATCGATGAAAAGATAAAAGAATCAACAGATCCAAAGAAAGAAGAACTTCTTATCTCGTTTGAGAATTTAGATGCAGATAGAAAAATCAAAGGAATCACGATTAAATATAATCCGCAGAAGGTAAACGCAGCCAAAAACATTAAAGATTTTATTATTGGCAAGATGGTTGACTATAGGAAAACACTTGTCAATCAAGGAGCGGGTGGACTTGAGTCTACATTCTGGCAGACGATGAGTAATCAAGAAAACAAGCCTGGCCCATTGGGAGAGCTTGACCAAGCGCAGAACAACGAACTTGCTAAGATCGTTAAGAGTACGCTTATTAAACTTGGACTAAAGGGAGAGCCTCCGAATACAAAGATGACAGACATTGAAAAGGTTGCGTCCATCTTGAACGAGAATAAGTTGAGTGATGAGAAGAGGCTTGAAGCTGATAGCAGGATCGTTGAGGAGATCGAGCGTAGAAGGCAGAGCGAACTTGCATCCGGCTCAAGCCCAGAAGCTGTTAACGCGAAATACGATGTCATTCTTGATGCTTGGAATGAAGCTATGAGCAGGCAGATTAATATGCCAATCAGCGACAATATGCTTCAGCGTTTGCTTAAATCAGAGATCAAGGAACGCAATACGAAGACAAGCGAGCTTATCAACGAAGAAGACGGAAGAGTTGTTGAGGAAGTTAAGAATGACATTGTTGATTCTATTATTCGCAGAATCTATGGTGTTTCTAAAGAGTCTGAAATTGGAATTGAGATGGATGAGGATTACACCAATCTTCAGTCTTATTTAAAGCAGACGCTTAACAATATGTATGCTACGGCCATTGATAAAAAAAATGCCGCATACGCAAAACGCCAAGCACAGATAAGTCTTAGGAGCAATGTTGAAGGACAAGCTCAATCAATCATCAATCAACTTGCAGATCAGATGACAGATACTCCTGCGTTCCCGCAGAAGCAAGAGAACCAAATTAAGGCTATTGTTCAACAAGACTTGAGGCAGAGACCAAACATGGGACGCAAGCAACCCTGGACGAGCCAGCTTACTGCAAAGCTTATACAGGCTGGAGTAAGCGAAACTCAGGCACAAAAGATCTCTGACCTCGTATGGAGGCAGCATGAGATTAAGGCAATGGATCGTGAGCTTAAAGAGCTTCAGACGGCAGCAGAGAAGGGATCTCTCGCAGTTATCATCCAGCGCATCAAAGACACTCCGCTTGCAATGCAACAAGAACCTAACTGGATGCAAGGCGTAATCCGCGAATACTTGGTTGAGGCAGGACTATCAGAGAATGCAGCTAAGACAGCAGCGAGGCTCTATGAAAGCGTGATATCTGAAAGATTCGCTGAAGCCAAGCAGAAGGCATTTGAAGCCGCTCTTAACAAGTCAGCACCTTGGAATAACTTCCTTTCTAGAAATGTTAAGCTTGGTAAGGACGCATTGAAGAAGATTCAAGAAGCAATTAGAACTGGAGTGCTTGATCCTACGCAGACTACAGAAAGCATTATTGCAAAGCAGAACGGATGGTCTGGCTTCAGCAAAGAACAACTAACTCGCATTGTCCAGTTGGATGACATACTTTCAGATAGTAATACTGATCAAGTCACAAAGGCCGAAGCAATGTCTGAACTGAATAAGATTATTGTAAAGGCAAAGATGCCAGTAAGATTCAAAGATGCAATCAGCTCATTCTATGTTGCTCAGGCTCTCATGGGTATTCCGACATTTACGGTTAACATTGCTAGCCCTACGTTTTTTGCAATTCGCAACTTGGCTATAGATGTTGCTAAATATGCAGCTACAGATCCGAAAAACATTCCGGTTGCATTTCAGAGCTTTATGAATTCCATGCAAAACTGGAAAGACAATTCTTTGTATGCATTTAAAAACCAAATTTATATGTCTGGTGAAATTGAATATATGCAAGGGCAAAACGTCCTGCGCGAATTATTTGATAAAGGAATGGATCAGTGGAAGAAGGGTGAGTATGCAAATGGCATGGCAAATATGCTTGTCGGCATGACGCAAATTACAGGGCGAGTTCTTTCATCTTTGGATCAAGGCGCAATTGCAATGATGGAAAGCCAAAATATTCCAAGGTATGCCCTTGATGCAATGGCATCTAATAAAAAGATTCCTAAAGATAAACGTAAAGAAATTGCAAATATTGCTCTTTATGGACGTAACCGTATGAAGCAAGACTTGATAGAGTCTGGAATGTCGCCAGAAAGAGCTGGAGTTCTTGCCGATCTTCAAATGCGTTCTGAGCTTATCGCATCACTCTCAGAGTACGGCATCAGCAAAACGGAAGTACTTGACGCTTCATTGAACGATGCGCTTCAGTCTGTTGGTAGAAATCGTGTTATTACAACAGAAGGATTCAAGCAGGAGCGCAATAACTTGCGTGATGCCGGAATAACATCTGGGCTTGCAATTGGGTTCCTTGAGAACCTTGCATCAAGTGCAAACAAGGGTGGTCAGGCACAGCAAATTTTCGCTAGAATGCTCTACGGATTTGCGCTAGTTCCGGCTCGCGTTTTCTCTACGGCGCTATGGTTTAGTCCAGTTGGATTCGTTAGGCTTGGCGTTGATTCATTACTAAAGAAAGCAGGGGTTGAATCACGTTATGCAATGTCACTTGCCACTGACCTTCAATACAAGCAACGTGTTTATGAGTCTATTGCTGGAACTGTTTTATTGGGCGCACTTGCATCAGTAGTGAAAAGCTCAACAGATGACGAAGACGATGAATTGCCATTTAAAATTGTAGCTACAGGTAACGGGCCTAACTACACCACTGATCCTCAATACTACGATTCATGGAACAAGAGGAATAAACCAGGCGAGTTGTCCATGTACTTTGGTAAAACAAAATTCACCTTAAACATTGGAAGAGGTGGTGAAGCAGTATCTATTCCGTTTATGATTGCTGGTGCATTTGACGATTGGAATATTAAATCAAAGCAAAATTCAGCAAAAAACTCACCAAAAGATTTAGAGATGGCGGCAGAGGTATTGGGTTCAGCGTTCTATGCCTTCGCTCAACGTGGCCCTTGGGCTGCATTTGGAAAGCCATTGTTCGACGCTAAAAAGCAAGACAAGCTTGTTCCAGAACTATTTGGTAAGGCGGCATACTTGGGCAAAACATTTGTTCCAATTCTAGGGTCTTCGCTTGCAAGAAACATATCCGACTTCATCAATGATCCGATTGACAAGTCTTCTGTTCAAGGAGCTATTTATGCAAACACTCCGGTGATTGGGCCAATGCTTGGCACAAAGGCACTCAATGCGCTTGGTCAGCCAGTTAGGGGAGATGATTGGAATGATAAGCTGTTCAAGCTTGGCGTTCCGATTGTATTCTCGTTCCCTAAAAACTCACCAGAAAATGACCTCAATATATTGATTCTAAAGAAAGGTGACGGGCCAACAATTCCTACAAGGACAAATGCACAGAAGAAATTTGGTGACATTATGACGGATAAAGAATTTGAAACATATGTTCGTGAGTATGGACGAGTTGTATCAGACAAGATGTTCAAGAACAGAAAGAGGCTTGAAGGTATGAATTCAGAGAACTATACTAAAGAACTAGATAAATATGTTAATGGGTACTCAATCGATGGGATTAAAGTCACAGGAGCTTCTGACATGGCAATTCGCGCTGTAAGAAAAGCAAGGAACCAATGATCGAATACGAGTATATTGACAAGTCAACATCACCTAATGGGGGATGGAAGATTAAGGTTCCCCAAACTGGCATTGAATTCAAGCACTACGATTACAAGTCCATTTGCAACGCATACAAGAATCATTGTGCAGCTAACGGGATATTCCTTACTCCAACTTGGGAAGAGGAGTTTATCTCTGAAATGTGCAAGCAGAACGCGCATTGGGGAAGAATGTGCAGGAGAGTTGATATGAAGAAAATACAGAAGAGAAAGCTTTCGTTAACATCGGTCATGTCATTCTTGGGCATGATGAAAGCATGGGCGCAATCTACGTTATCCGGCAAGGATGCCTTTGTATCTCAGGCAGAGGCTGAAAGAAGGGCTTCTATTTGTGCTAACTGCCCAATGAATGTTACGCTACAATTCTCATGTGGAGCTTGCATGGGCGCTGTTATTACGTTAATGAGTTCCATTATTGGGAACAGAAAGACAGAGCAAGATAAAGATCTCGGTGCTTGCCTTGTGTGTAGCTGCTCTCTAAAGGCTGCTGTCCACGTTCCGATTGAAGTGCAACGTGAAGGGTTAACCAACGAAATAAACCAAGAGTTTGACAACATTAAATACTGCTGGAAACGAATAGAAACATGAACTTCTTACATGAACGAGATTTTGGTGATATTGTTTTAAGCTTGGCGGTAGTTAAGTCTGCTACTGACAATGCGAATTACTACATTCAAAACAATCCGAAGGCGGTTAAGTTACTGGCTCCGCTTATTGAGTTTCAATCGTATATCAATAAATGCGACAGCTTTAAATCTCAGGACATTGATAAGTCATTCGTTGACTTCAGAAAGCAGGGATTGCCGTGGGGAGTTCAGCTTGGCTTGCATCATGCAACATGGGTGAATCAACATACCGACTTCTCCAAGCAATGGTTGACCGCCCCTAAAGAATCTAAATACAACGGAACGATTATTGTTAACAAGACAGAGAGATACGCTAACCCATTGTTTCCGTGGATACAGCTTGTCAAGATACTTGGAGATAGAATGCTATTTGTTGGACATGACAATGAATACGATTTGTTTTGCCGTAGATTTGGTAAAGTTAAAAGGCTTGTAATTAAAGACTATTTACACCTAGCCACAGCAATCAATAGCTCTGATTGTTTTATTGGAAATCAAAGTTCAGCAAATTGTGTGGCGGAAGGATTGAAGCATCGCAGTGTTCAGGAGGTTTGCTTGTGGCAACCTGATTGTATTTATAAACGATACAATGCTACGCTTTGCTATGATGGAACAATAGATACAGAGATAGCTGGAGTTAAGGTTCAAATAGAACGACCAAGGGGTAATGTAAACAAACAAGAGTCGCCTCCTGGCGGTTGGAATCTAACAATAAACGGAAAGCTGTTTAACAGCTATGCACTTGACGTTGTTGTCAACCATGCAAGGAATAATGGAATTACTGGCAGGAAGCTGGAAATTGAGGAAATGATAGTTGCTGAAACAATCTCTAATAAGAAGCTTGACCCAATCATGGATAGGTTTGCCAATGATATTAATCGCGTAAAGGAATTGCTTGAAAAGATATGAACGAGACAAGCAAGGCAATGAGACGCAGGATGATTGAAGATGAACTTGGGATCTTCAACTGGAGCCAAATTATAAGCGGCAAGGGAATTGATGTAGGATGTGGGCCGGACAAGGTGTGGGACGATAACTGCATGGCGTTTGATCAAGAGCAAGGTGACGCAAACAAGATATCTGAATACTTCTCAGATGAGTTTGATTACCTACACGCATCACAATGCTTGGAGCATATGCATGATCCATACGCTTCAATGGTTGAGTGGCTGAAGATCGTTCGTTCCGGTGGACACGCAATCATATCAATCCCTGACTGGACGTTGTATGAAGGAAGAGTATGGCCGTCTCGATATAATCCAGATCACAAAAGCACATGGAGTTTTACCTTTGAGCAAAGTCCATCAAAGTATCATGTGAATATCTATAAATTCTTAGAAATGCTTTCTCCGCACTGCTACGCTAAGAGGGTTATGCTGATAGACAACAACTACAACTACAGCGTTCCGACAAGCGTGGATCAGACGTTTGAAGAATCAAATGGAGTTGAGGCATTTATTGAAATGGTTTTATGCAAGCAGCAGGGATTGATCAATATCCTCTGAGACAAATAGTAGGTATTAATCAATAGATAGAACGGAACTTGCTAAACGCTTGCTTCCATCCAGAGCTTGCCGTCTTATTGTTCGTATTTAACGCTTTTGTTGCTTGAGTGCTGTCTAGGTTCAATCTCTCCCTTGCGAGGGCTAGGAGGCCCATCCCAGCGTCAGCAATGTCGGGTGATATGCCGAACCTTGATTTCATTTCAGACTTGGGCAGAACTTTGATACGGAGAGCAAGGTTCTTCTCACCATTTGGGTCGAGCTTTCTCATGCACATCTCACGCAGTAAGTCATCACCGATTCCCTTGATCTGACCAGTCCGCATATACTCTTTGGCTGAATACCAAATCTCCGAAACTGAGTTAACATACCTTTCGTGCGATGGGGTTGGATCGTAAGCTGACACTGGATTATCGGACGCTCTCCCGCCAAACTGAAGACCATATACGTCTTTTGACCATGCTACCGAGATAAAGTCTCCTAGCGGCCCGCCAGCTCCAGACTTATCGTATCCAGCATTCTTAGGCTGAACGCCCCTAGCCAAACACTCATTACGAAACCATTGTACTACCTGCTGAGATCTAGTCATGGATTTGTCAGTAACATCTTCACTGAACACAAGGTATTCGTCGTATTGAAGTCCACGATAGCCATGCGGTTCAGCAAGTTTACCAACAGTGCCGAAGTAAAGCACAGTCCTATCACCTCCGTTAGTGAATGATGGATCGAGGAACGCTACCTTAACCTTGTCGTTATCAAGCCATATCGCCTTGTCAGTAGCATTAGAGTTAAGTATCTCAACCTCAGAGTAAATTTGATCCGTGATACCAGCGGGACACCAGAATCCACGATACATTCGCCAGAATGAGGAAGTATTCTTAGCGTCCTCTGGGATCTTCTCAAAGTCTTGTGGACCTTCCATCCATGAGTAAATTTTCTTTCGTGCAACCATGTTAGGATTCTTCAGCCCATCAAAGTGCAGGCACACTCCACGATCTGTCTTCCATTCTTCGTCATCTACGTCAATTGAATCCCATCCATCCTTGGGTTTAGCAAACTTACCAAACGCATCTACATACGAAGCAGGGTTAGAGATTCCGATAAACTGGAATCGTTCACAACCCTTGGACAAGTTGAAAAATGCAACCTCAGTAATAGCCTCAGATAGCTCAGAAAGCTCGTCTGCTACAAAGATCACGTTCTTGTTGTGGATACCTTGCATCTTACCAGTAGCGTCACGTTCCTTCTTCTTCTCGCCTGGGATAAGAACAATGCCGGAAAGGTCTGACCTCTTACCTCCAGCACCTACAAAGCTGATCTTATTCTCCGAATCAACAAGATGACCAGGAAGGGAAAGCTGTTCACACACTCCCCAATACCTTGTTATCTTACCCCAAATACGCTGCTTAGATGCTTTAATCGTGGTGGATGTCGCAAGTACCGTAGTGTTCTCTGGATCTGCAAGGTAGTTTATGATCGCCCAGATTGCATAAGCTTCTGATTTACCACAACCACCGGAGCCAGCGATTGCAAGGTATTCATGGTCACAGGCAGCGCGGATCATTCGTTCAGCCCAAGGATGCCAGATGAAATTGACAGCAGCTTTGTTATCACGCTCAGGCCAGAATGCCCTTGCTATCCTCTGGAAGTGAAAGAACGTATCAACATCCCCAGTGTCCTTGGGAATTCTTAGAGTTATCTTTTCTCGGAACATAGCCAACTCAATAGCTATTTGGTGTGTATTCTTACGCCAGTTAAATCCGTATTGGTGAAGGTATCCTTCAAGCGGGTCGCCAAAAATAGGAGCAAAATTCATTGAAAAAATATTACAATAAATAAAAATTATCGCAATTAGTTATTGCAATAAAATACAAGTCTGCTAATTTTATGTCCGCAATGACACTATTACAGGAACTTGGGTTGAGAAAAACAAAATCTGAAATTTTTATTGACGAGAAGCGTAAAGATGTAGATTTTGAAATTATTGTTAAACCAGAAGATTATGTTAACGGAATTAAACATGACCCTACAAAGTCTCCACTTGCTCTTGCAGTATCACGGGCGATTGGAGGAAGCGGATTCGTGCTTGATAGGGCAGGTTTTAAAGTTATCATTATTTCTCGCGGCATTTATGAGTATGGTTTCTTTATGCCTCGGCGGGTGTGGAGGAAGGTGAACTGCCAAGAATTCGTTGATGACAGATCTCCATCGTCTCCGATAAAGTTCATGGCAACATTTTCAATGTTATTTTAATATGAAGCTAACAATACCAGTATCTAGGCATGATCGTCATTTGATCCCTAACCTTGTTAAATCACTTGAATCATTTAAGCCTGGGTCAGACCATGAGCTGATTATATTTGGATCGCGTGAAGTTGAGCAAGATGTGCTTGAGCTTAACAAGAAGATTAAGCATTTGTTTGACGCATCCGAGACTCTCATCATTGATGACACGATGTTAGGCTGGCCTATGTCGTGTAACTTCTACTTCCAGCAACTATGCCGTCATCTTGCCGGAAAAAAAGACATGGATGCTTTCATGTGGTTTGAGCTTGATACAACCATTTTAAAGAACAACTGGCTTGACATCATATCTGCTGAATACTATGCGGATACAACAAGGACAGCTAAAGAGAAGCGCAATCCTCGCATTTACCTTGGCGCAAGGGAACGTGTGTACGAAGGAAAGAACGGAGAGCTTCTGCCAGAATCACTTGCTGGTCAACGCATGGCTCCGATTGGAGTGTATTCCAAGAAGATATGTACTTCTCATGTATTGAATTCCCTTTCCATGTCCAACAGGCATTGGACTCATGTAATACAATGGTACGTTGTTAAGGAGTTAAATAACTCAAATTTGATCCAAAACAATTGGCGCACAAAAAACTATCGCCATGAAGGTGAAAACATTGTATGTGATTCGGATGCCAATTTAGCTTGGGATGTTCATTGGAATAAACCAGTGGATGAAAGTGCTGTTCTTGTGCATGGTTGCAAAGACAGCTCTTTATTCAAGTTATTGTTGGACAATAGTAATGATGATATGAAAATGATAAAAAACCTTTCAGTTGAAGACGCTGAAGACATTATGGAAGATATCGAAGATGCGACATACTCTGACTCAGAGTCGCAATCTAAATCATATAAACAACGCAATAAGTCTTCAAAGAAAAAACAAAAGGAAACTGAAGAATGAGCGATGTATTAGAAACACTTTCCAAAAGCGGAACCCCTCCTGTTTCGCGTATTAAAGATGCTAAGTCAGCCTATGAGATTTGGGAGACACTACGACGAGCGGATGCCGTTTCGTCTTTTGATCGCAGTAAGATTGATGCTGCTTATGACAATGAACGACCATACGACGAAAGAGCTTTGATCAATGCTGGGCAAGCATATCGGGTAAACGTATCTTGGGGATTTGCAAAGCAAGTCCTTGATACCGCAATGGCCGGATACACGGATATTATCAATGCTCCGCAAACATTCTTCTCATGCCCTACACTTTACGGATTACAGACAGAGCAAGATGAACTTTCTCAGGTTGTAGCACAAGAGGTTACTGCCGCCATCCGGTCTTGGAGGAACTTCTTTCCAACATACCTCAAGCTTTGCAATAGCTTTATCAAGCATGGTGTTGGCGTTGTCATGTTCAACGATGAATGGGATTGGCGCTGGAAGTCTACGGATATGTCCGACTTCAAGATTCCTCGTAAAACTGAGATCGGTCAAGAAAACATCGACGTTGCCGCCTGCTTGCGTTTCTACAGCCCCACACAGCTCTATCAGTTGATTAACGATGAGGAGACAGCTAAGATTCATGGATTCAATATTGAGGCTTGTCGTAGGGCTATCATCCAGTCTGTAAATAATAACAACAATTATTATAACTTCCGGCAATACGACTGGGAAAAGTTAGAGACAGAATTAAGGAACAATGATTTGTTCTTCACTACTCAGGCAGCTAGTCAGCAATCAATTCGCGTTGTTCACTTGTGGGTAACTGAGTTCGATAATCGTGTATCTCACTACATGATCAATGACGACAACTCTGTTCAAGACTTCTTGTTCAAGAAAGTTGGTAGATTTGAGAATAGCTATCAAGCTTATACCGTGTTCACCTATGGTGTTGGAACCAATGGATACTATCATGGAGTTCGAGGGCAGGGATACGATGTGTTTGCAATCAATGGCGCATTGAATCGCGCATACTGCTCACTGCTAGAGATCGCATCATTTGGTTCTGCACCTACGTTCCAACCGAAAGATGAGACTGCTTTGCAGGAAATGCAGTTCATTCCGAATGGAGTTTATAATTTGCTTTCGCCAGGCATTGACGTGATTAAGGACACGATAGTTCCTAATGTATCAAGTGGTACTTTGCCAATCGTTAATGCATTCACCCAGCTATTCCGTGAGCGTACATCAAGCTATAATACCGAGTCTCTGGTTAATACATCCATTGAGAAATCAGCAACACAAGTACGTGCTGAACTTAGCAATATTGCTAAAATGAGCGTGTCAAGTTTGAATCTATTCTTTGATCCGTGGGAATCACTCATGCGTGAGATGGTTCGCAGGATGAAGCGTAAAGACTATGATGCGCGTGAGCCTGGTGGTAAGTATGTCGTAGAGCTTCACAAGCGTCTATTGCGTAGAGGTTCAGAATCATTTGGAGCAAAGGATAGGTATCTCGAAGCATTCCTAAACCTTGACGTTGATAGGCTCCGTATTACAAAACCAGTCGGAGCTGGATCTGAAGCTGCTCGCATGGTTTCATTTGATCGTCTTATGGGCATCTTTGGTAGCTTGCCGGACTTTGGTAAGCAGAACCTTATTTGGGATATTGCATCCGAGACTGCTGGATATGAGAATGCAGCGCGTTACGCCATACAACCTAACGAGTCTGACAAGCCAACAGTTGACGCATCTATCGCTCAGATCGAGAACAATCAGCTTATTGCTGGCAGCAACATTCAGGTTATTGATGGTCAGAACAACCTCGTTCACGCAAAGGTTCATGTTGAGGCGCTTAATCCGCTGGTATCACAGGCTCAAGAATTGCTTGAACTTGATCCAATGCAGTTGGCTCCTATGCTTGGTGGAATCAATGCGCTTAATGCACACGTTGCACAGCACGTTGAGCTTCTATCTCAAGATCCTGCAATGCGTAGTGAGTCGGCAATGTTCCGCCAAGTTCTCCAGAATGCAGACGAGATTCTCCACAATGGAACGCTAAAGGTTCAGAAGTTAATGGGAGAGCAAGACCGTCAAACGATGATGCAAGGGCAAGATCAACAAGAGCAGCAACCGCAAATCGATCCGGCTGCTTTGGCCAAGATTGATTCAGAGCGAGCAGTCCGTCAGGCAAAGCTTGAAATGGATATGCAGACTCACCAACAAAAAATGATTATGAGGCAGCAAGAAGCTTCTCAAAAACTAGCATTACGTGACGCAGAGGTTGCAAGCAAAATTCAAACACAAGGTATAAGGGCATGACACAACGACAACTATTTCAACTAAACTCTGATAAGGTATCAAAGCTAGAATCAATCTTAGAGACACCAGTATTAAAAGAAGCAATTGCTATCGTAAGGCAGGAATGCTCTCCTAAAGCCCCTACTGACATTGATGCAGCAAAGACAATTGGGGCTGAAGATTTCCTAAATAAGCTTGTTCTTCTTACTAAAGTTAATCAAAAGAAATTGAATGATTTGGACAAAGAGTATATAGTCCAAGCTCGCAGAAAACTTTTGTCCACCGGATTATATACGGAGGATGAAATATTGGAGGCAGAACGCCTATCAATGGAAACAAACAATCAACCGGAGTAATATTATGATGAAAGAAAAAGAAATGTCAGCTAAACCAATGGCAACAAAAACAACGTCAACCATGGGTAAAAAAACGAGCGTTACAACCAAGAGTAAATCTTGGGGCGACCGTCATCGCGCAGGTATCAAAAAATAAAACATATGTCCGAACAAGCACAAGAAGCACCAGCAACAACAGATTCAGCGATCTCCAATCTTAGGAGTGCGCTAACGTCAATTGCAAACAATGACCTCTCAATCCAACCGCCGAAAGAAAGCAAGCCTATTGAGCCTACTCAAGCTGCACCAGCAGCGGAAACAAATCAAGAGCCGCAAGCCCAATCTCAAGGAGGAGGAGAGGAACCTAAAGTTGAAGTTGTTAGTAAAGATGTTCAGTCCGAAGTAGAGCCATCTGACGACAAAGGGAAGATCCGTTGGAAAGAATTGAAGCAAGCCGAGTCTGACCTCAAAAGCGCACAGCGCGAACTCGCTGAACTAAAAGCTAAAGGAGAAGAATATCAGCAAGCTTCTAAGGAAGTATCTGATCTTAAGGAACAACTTGAGGCTATTCAGCAGGAGCGCGAAGCACTTGATGGAGAGCTTTATTTGACTCGCGTTCAGTCAACACGGGAGTGGAAGCAGTACATTACTGAGCCACTGAGCCAAATCATCCAAGACGCTGAGTTCTTTTCTAAAAGGAATCAGACTGATACGAATGATTTGATCGATGCACTTCAGGCTGACAGCAATGGAGATCCCGCTAAACTAGAATCTGTAATCGCGGACTGGTCTGAGCGTGATAAGACAAAGGTGTGGGCATTAGCCGATAATCTTTTGCAGATTGAAAAGCGCAAGTCTGAGCTTGAGTCTAACTCTAAAGCTGCATATGACGCATCAATGGAGCGCAATAGTAAAGAACAAGAAGATCAGTACAAGCAATATATCGCTCAACGTGAAACCGCTGTGAGCGAAGTTCTGCCAAAGATCAGCGAGAAAGTATTCAACCTATTGCCGGAAGATAAGCGTCCAGACATTAACAAGCTTCAGCAAGAAGTTATGAATTACGACGAGTGGCCTGAGAACCTAAAGGTTTACGGCATCCTTGGAGCAACCGTTCTTCCAGACTTGGTTGATCAAATCTCTTCATTGCAGAAAGAGTTGAGTGAAGCCAAGGACAACAACGTCAAGCTTCGTGGTGGCGCTCCTGCCGCCGCTGGTGGAAATTCACCAAGAACTCCAGTGGAGACAGCTAAGTCAGTTGACTATACTAAAGTAGATACAGATGACTTTGTTAAGGGCCTTGTAAGCAGGATTTCTGGATAGCGTTGCATTTGTGTGTAGAGTGAATAGGGCGGGATTAAAAACCCCGTCCTTTTTTTTATTGCTTTTATTTGTATTTATTTTAATAAAAACATTATGAAAGAAGAATTAAAAAAATCCCTTAAAGAACTTTATAAAAAGAATCCATTTGCTGAAAAATTATCAGACAAGGACGCATATTATCGCGCCGTAAACAAAGAGGCTTTTGAAGATTACCTAAAAAACAAGGTTGTTAGGGGTAATCCGAAGGGTAGTGAAAAGGGAGCATTTATGCTTGGCGGCAAATTAATGAAAAGGGGAACCCCATTTCCCGCCTTTCAAAAGGGAAAAATTCTTGAGCAATATTTACCAAAATCTGGCGAGGGATATATTTTTGAATCAAAAAGACCAATGGTAGCAAGGGGCGAAATAAACCCAGTTAGGGGTGGAACGCAACTAGGCGGGGGTCACTTTGCACATAGACCATACGACCCATTTACTGGAAGCACGGTTAAAGAATTAAATGCGGCAGAGGTTCGTGCGTTTGAAGGTAAGCCTAATCCAATTATGGGATATAGAGAAGTCGGCAAGGGTTATCCTGTTGTTCAAGCAGCCAAACAATCTCTGGCAAGAACAGCAAGAGGTGTTGCAAAAGGCGTTGGCTCCGCTGCATTGGCTGGAGCCGCATCCGCTGCCGTAGAGCCTATCGCTGAAGCGGCAATGCAAAAATATGAAGAGACAATGGGATATGAAACTCCAGACCCTAAATCTACAGCCGGAAGATTACGCGCATTAACTATAGGGGGTGGGCCGCTTGCTGCTCCGTATGAGGTTGGAAAAGCCGCGACTGAAATTGTTACTGATATTATTCCGTCAGCGGCACAGCTTGCTTATGAGAGATTTATTGAATCTCCAGCAAGAGAGAAAAGAATAAAAGAACGTATGCAGCAAAAAAAATCAGATAAAAAGAAATCTTAATTATTGTTAAAAATAATTCTTGCATACTTAAACAATGTAACGTATTTGTCGAAGTGCAAGTTGTAAGACTTGTTTAAAAATCTTACATGGATCGCTGATTCCTTAACATCAGTAAACAAACCGAGCTTATAAATCCGCAAGGTCTTTGATGTGGCTCGCCAAGGAAAAAAATGAACAGAACTATAGTTGGCAACTTAAACGCTTTTGTAGTTCATAAACGAAATCAAATTTAGAAATATAAATTATGTCACAATATAATCTCGCTGATGTTAACAATCAGCTCCAACAAGAAGCCGGACGTATCGGTGAAATGATCTCCGCTAAACTCATCGCAACTGACCCTTGGAATCGTCTCGTCAAACAAGACACTTTCCCTGCCGGAATGGGCGAATCCATCCAGACCCTCATCCAAGAGCGTACAACCGTTCCTAACGCATCCTCTACTGCGTGGGAAGACGTTGGCACTAACGATGGAACTGGCAACACTTGTAACCCAACTCCACAAGTTGTTGAGTTTGCACGTACCCTTAAGAGCTACAACCTCCAACAGTCGGCCATCCGTTCCCCAGGTTTCTGCGTGAACGATCTTCGTACTGCATGGAAAGCTGAAGAGCAGCTCGCAGGTGAAGTCAAGGTTCTCAAAGATAACAGCCAATGGTTCTGGAGCAACCGCTATCGTGATGAGTTCTCTCGTCTCGCTGGCAACAAGGTTGTCACTGACGTGAACGACACTTTGGCTATGTCCGCAAGTGGAACTAACGAAGCCTTCCCAGCGGCGGCTCCTGCCTACGCTCTCGACCAAGGTATCCTTGATCAGTTCTATCTCGATCTCTCCCGCGATGCGGCTGAAGGTCATTATGCAATGGTTGACGGTGAGCCACAATACGGCCTCATCTGCTCGCCAGAAACAAGCAACTACCTGAAGAAACAGAATGCCGATATCCGTCAGGATCTCCGCTTCTCCTCACAGGTTGACGAGCTTATCAAGCCATTCGGCGCTGCATTCAGCTACAGCGGATACGTCCACTTGGTTGATCGTCAGGCTCCTCGCTACAACTTCGTTGGTGGTGAGTTTGTCCGTGTGCCATTCTTCACGACTGCCCCAGCAAATGGTTATGGACACAAGGCTGTTGTGAACCCAGCATACCGCTCCGCTTCTTATGAAGTGAGCTTCATCTACAACCCACACGTCTATACTTCACGTGTTGCTCAAGTGATCACAAGCCCAGGTTCCGGCCTGAAGTTTGATCCTGTCAACTATCGTGGTGAGTTCATGTGGATCAACAACAAAGATAACGCTAACAACATCCTTGGTGTTAACGGTTACTTCTACGCTCTGTTCATGCAGGGTTCACAGCCAAAGCGCACTGAGTGGGGTTATGCTATCATGCATCTCCGTTGCTCACCAGCTACGCTGTATCAATCCTGCTCGTAAGAGCTAACGGATCTAGTGTGGGGAGGTTCTAACCCTCTCCACACTAATCTATTTTTGTAATTTAAAGAAAGATCACTATATGGACAGCAATAAAAAAGGCGGTATGGCAGTAATAATTGGTATGGGTGGTAAGGGAATGGAAGGCGGTTATGAGAAGGTTGAATTCATGGCCCCAGAGGGAATGGACGTTTCGGAAATGAAAGAAGGCGACGAGAAAGAAATCCTTGCTATGATTCGCTATGATGGCGAAGGAAAATTTACATTGGTATCTGTTGATGGCTACCCATTGGGTGAGTCAGAAGAAGAGATGCCGGAAGGATATGAAGAGGGCGAAGAGATGGAAGACGAGATGGAGTCTGAAGAGTCATATCCACAAAAACTTAAATCCCGCGCAGGATTGGCATAATCATGGCGCAAGCTCCAGAACACGGAGATTCGGAACACAATCTCTTGCTGAAGATAGCTGAGAATTTTGGCGTTGTTGTTAACAATAACGATTCAAGATTAGTTTTACTTTACAAGATTGCTGAAAAGACATACGAATTAGCTAATCAACCTTAATTGTAATTTAAAATATATGGCTCAACAACCACAACACGGAGACGGAAATTTAAACCTGTTATATAAGATAGCAAGTAACACGTATGATATTTCCCAAAATGGAGGTTCACCAGGCGGTCTTGGCACGATGTCAACGCAAGACGCAGATAATGTAGACATTACTGGTGGAGCTATATCCGGAGTAACAATTAATGCTGAAAGCCTTGAAGTTGGTAATGCTGTAACGGCTGACCTATATGTTGGCCCAGATGGGAATGTTGGAATAGGAACAGAGACAACAACAGAAAAGCTAACCATTGATGGGAACATTGATATATTAAATGGGCAGATTAAAAATCTAGGAGTTCCATTAGACGATACAGACGCAGCTACAAAACTATATGTTGATACAGCAGTTGTTGGTTCCGTTGGGGCAACTGGGCCGTTGCCTTGGAACTTTATTGGCGTTTATGACAATGGCGCTAATTACAATTTAAACGATGCCGTAACTTATGCGGGCGGGTATTACTATAGGACTGGAAATCCGCTTAATCCTGGTTATCCTCCGACTCCTGGCGCAATCAATGCATCGTGGACTCCCGTTGCGGATGGCGGGGCTACAGGGCTTACTGGGGCTACTGGCCCAGCTACTGGCGTTGCTGGTGGTGACTTGTCTGGGAATTATCCAGACCCAACAGTAGTTAAACTTCAAGGAAACGATGTATCAAATGCCGCTCCAGCAAACGGTCAAGTATTGCAGTGGAATGGAACCGCATGGGTTCCTGGCGCTATTCCCTCTGTATCTGGAAGTGGTGTGGTTAAAGTTGTTAATGGAGTATTCCAATCTCCAGCAAGCACAATAGTTAATGCTGATGTTTCATCCAGTGCAGCGATTGTTGTTAGCAAACTTTCTCAAGCAACATCCAAGATTCTTGGCAGGACAACCGCCGGAACTGGCGCAGTTGAGGAACTAAGCGTTGCAGGAAATCTTACTCTTTCAAGCGGAACAATTACTTCAATAGCTACTGACGTTCAAATTTTTACATCATCTGGAACATGGACAAAACCAGTTGGAGCAAAGACAATTAATGTTCAACTTTTCGGAGCTGGTGGTGGTGGTGGTGGTGGTAGAAAAACAAATAACTCGCCAGAAGCAAAACCAGGTGGAGCTGGTGGTGGTGGTGGAGGATATTTAAATATTACAATACCAGAAAGCGCATTGGCATCAACTGAATCTGTTACTATTGGAGCTGGAGGGACTGCTGGAACTGGAGTTACTGCAACAATTGGAAGCGGTGGGGCTGGGGGAACTGGAGGTAACACAGCATTTAATTCTTTAATTTGTGCTGGTGGAAACGGAGGAGGAGGGGGCGGGAGTACAACTGCCGCAAGTGGTGGATTGGGTGTTTTAAACTCAAACTCTGGAGCTGGATCAAGCCTTACAACTAATGGTGGAACTGGAGTTCCTTCATCTTCGTCTTCTGTAACACAATATGGTGGCGCTGGTGGTGGTGCTGGTGGAACAATAAATGTTGTTGGTACTGCATTTGCTGGTGGATCGGGTGGTAGATCAAATGTTCTAAACTTTGCAGGAGGGGCTGGAGGCGCAAACACAGGAGCGGCTGGTGGTGACGGAACATCTAATTCTTCCGCTGCTACAGGTCTTTTTGCAGTTGGCTCTGGTGGTGGTGGTGGCGGTGCAGGAACTGTCGTTTCTGGTGGAGCAGGAGGAGCTGGTGGATTCCCATCAGGCGGCGGCGGTGGTGGCGGCCCAACTGATTCTGGAGCAACATCTGGAGCTGGTGGAGTTGGTGGAAATGGAATTGCAATAATCACAACTTATTTTTAATATGATCAAACGATATGTTATCTTAAACAAAGAGGGTGGATGGTTGGAAAATACTATTCTTTGGGATGGTAATTCATTAACTTGGAATCCTACTCAAGATGTTATTGTTAAATTAGAAAGTGAAGTTAATTTTTCAACACTTCCAATAAATCCAGAAATTTTAAATGACCCAGTCGAAATTTTCGTTGACATTGAAGAGGCTGGACAGTATTAAAGATTTTGCCGCTGAAAGTCTCAGTGGCAATGCAGAGAGAAACCAAAACAAACCAAACAGAATAAAATAATTATGCCTAATAACGACATCAATCGCACACGTTTCAGCAACCGCCATCGTCTTCTGGGTGA